TCCGCGAGGGCATCGTGGAGAAGCACAAGGACGGCGCGAAGGCTGCGACCTACCGGCTCAACGAGGCGCACTACCCGCCCGCCGACGCTGCGATCGACGCGGACCCGCTCGCATGAGCGCCGACGAGCAGCCGGTGCGTCGTCCCGGCGACCCTGACCCGGACAGCCTCTGGGAGCGCGAGCAGCGCCGGCGGGCAGGCTTCGGCCGCGAGCCCTTCGGCACCGGTGAGTTCGGCTCGCCGGTCGTGCTGGACGAGTGGACCTCGCAGGGTGGGTGCGCAGGATGAGCGCCCGCTTCGAGGTCCGACCCGAGCGCCACCAGTCCGAGCCGCGCGTGCGTGCTCGGGTGGCTGGCCACCTCGTGACCTACCGCGAGGGCTTCGGCTGGCGCTGCCAGTGCAACGGGCGCGGCTGCAGGCACGTCCGTGCCGTCGCCCGAGAGATCCCCGCGTGGGCGCTGGAGCGCTTCCGTGAGGAGACCAGCCGTCGCGGCTGGTACAGCCCGTGACGCTGATGAAGCCCTGCCTCGTCTGTGGCGAGGTCTCGGAGGGTCGTCGTTGCCCGGCACACACGCCGAGCGCGACGGCCCTCCGTCGTTCGTCTGCCCAGGAGCGTGGCTACGACGCCGAGTGGCAGCGGCTCAGTCGTAGAGCTCGGCGCCTGCAGCCATGGTGCAGCGACTGCGGCACAGAGGAGGGCCTGACCGCCGACCACCTCCCGAGTGCATGGGACCGCAAGGCACGCGGGCTGGTGCTGCGGCTCGAGGACGTCGACGTCGTGTGTGGCCCGTGCAACGTGCGGCGCGGGTCGAGCCGGCCTGGCTCAGAGCGCGGCGCTGGCATGGCCTGGGGGGATGACCGACGCGCCTCGCGCTCCTGACCGGGAGGCATGGCCGGATCTGGGACTCTCCCTGCTAGGATGCATAGTGGACGAGGCGCTGGACGACCTCGTCCAGGAGTCCAGTCGGACCGGATTGGCTCTGGACGCCCCTGACCTGCACAAACGCAAGGCTCTGGACACGTCTGGACGAGTCCTGGACGACTTGCCCAAGGTCTGTCCAGAGACCGGACGACTCTAGGAGTCCGGTCTGGACTGGACATGCAGACGGAACTGGAAGGAGGGGCTGGTGGCTGGCAAGAAGCCTGGACCGAAGGGCGAGATCACCGCGCCGCCGCTCGACTTCTCCGACGCCCCGCCGCGCGGCTGGGAGCGCATCGTCTGGTTCGCCGAGACCTACCTCAAGGTGCCGAAGGGCGTCGGCGCCAAGGAGCCGTTCATCCTGCGGCCGTGGCAGGTCGACATCGTCAAGGCGATGTTCCCGACGGAGGGCCGTCCCCGGCAGGGGCTGGTCAGCCTGCCTCGAGGGAACGGCAAGACCGGCCTCGCCGCGGTGCTCGCGGTCTACGCGCTCTTCGCCGACGAGGAGGAGGCCGCCCAGGTGCTCGTCGTCGCGTCGGACGAGCGGCAGGCCGGGCACGTCTACCGCGCGGCGAAGCGGATGATCGAGACCTCCCCGCTGCTGGACGAGCAGACGCACTTCTACGCCGACCGGATCCACGTCCCGCTGACCGACAGCGAGATGCGAGCGCTCCCGGCCGACGAGGGCGCCCTGCAGGGCTGGGATCCGACGCTGATGATCGTCGACGAGCTCCACGTCGTCACCGAGAAGGTCTGGGAGGCCGTGACGTCGGCCGCGGGCAAGCGAGCCGAGTCGCTGACCCTCGCGATCTCGACGCCGGCCGACAACACCGAGTCCGTGATGTGGAAGCTGGTCGAGATGGGTCGGGCGGGCATCGACCCGCTGGAGTTCGTCTACGTCGAGTACAGCGCCCCCGAGGGCTGCGACATGCGCGACGAGGACGCCTGGAAGGAGGCGAACCCCGCGCTCGACGACTTCCTGTCCCGGGACGCGCTTCGGGCCCAGGTCCGCACGATCCGCGAGGCCGCCTTCCGCCGCTACCGGCTGGGGCAGTGGGTGGGCAGCGCGAACACCTGGCTCCCGTTCGGCACCTTCGCGCCCCTGGCGGCGCCGCGGCTCGTCGGCAAGCGGGAGAAGATCGTCCTGGCGTTCGACGGCTCGAGCAGCGGGGACAGCACGGTGCTGGTCGGCTGCACGGTCGCCGAGGAGCCCTACCTCTTCGTCATCGGCATGTGGGAGAACCCGGACGTCAACAAGCACGGCTGGCGGGTGCCGCGCGAGGAGGTCGACACCGCGGTGGCCGAGGCCTTCAAGCGCTACAACATCGTCGAGATGGCGTGCGACCCGTGGGGCTGGCAGTCCGAGATCCAGAGCTGGGCGAAGCGCCACGGGGCCAAGCGGGTCATCGAGTGGAACACCGCCTACGCCTCGCGCATGGCGCCGGCCACCGACCGGCTCTACAGCGCGATCATGGAGGGGAAGATCACCCACGACGGCGACGAGCGAATGGTCAAGCACTTCAACCAGGCCGTCGCGAAGGACACGCACATGGGCGCCCTGATCTCGAAGGACAAGAAGGGCGGCAGCCGCAAGATCGACAGCGCAGTGGCTGCTATCGTGGCTATGGATCGAGCCGCGCATCATAGCGCAAAGCCAGGACGAACAAGGAGTTTCGCATCGTGACTACCATGCAGCAGGTGATCGACCTGGCGCAGGCGCTCGACGCGCGCTCCGCAGTCATCGCCGAGAACGAGAAGTACCTCGACGGGACGCAGCCGCTGGCGTTCCTCTCCAAGACGGCGCGCGACTCCACGCGGCTCGCACGGATGGCGTCGAACATCCCCGGTGTGCAGGTCTCGGCCATCGCCGAGCGTCTGCGCGTCACCGACCTGACGCTCGACGGCAAGCACGACGACGCGCTCTGGGCGGACTACCAGGACAACGACCTCGACCAGCTGCTCCCGCTGGCGTTCCGCGAGGCGCTGGGGCTCGGCGAGTCCGCGGCGATCGTGTGGGACCGCACCGGCCGGGCGAAGCCGAAGGTCTCCATCGAGTCGGCGCAGCAGGTCATCATCGAGCGCGACCCGGGCACCCGCGAGACGACCGCGGCGCTCAAGCGGTGGAGCCACGGCGGGGTCTCGCACGCGCGGCTCTACCTGCCCGACGCGGTCATCCCGTTCACGGCCGACGGCGAGAACGCCGCGCTCGGCTGGCGTGAGGGCGCCGCGGTGCGCAACCCGCTGGGGGTCGTGCCTGTGGTTGGCTTCCGGAACACGTCGCGCCTGCTCGGCCCCGGCCTGTCGGAGATCACCGACCTCAAGCCGCTCGTCGACGCGCTCAACAAGATCCTCGCCGACATGATGGTGGGGTCGGAGTTCTACGCGCGGCCGCGCCGCTGGGCGACCGGCATCGAGATGGGCTCGGACGACGAGGGCGAGCCGGAGAACCCGTTCCCCGAGGGCGACCGGATGATGGTCTCCGAGCAGGAGGGCGCGCGGTTCGGCTCGCTCCCGGCCGCGGACCTGCAGTCCTACGAGGCCGCCGTGCGCGTGCTGCTCGGCCAGATCATGGCCATCTCGTCTCTGCCGGCGCATTACCTCGGTGCACTGTCCGGCCAGACGCCCGGAGCCGACGGTCTGCGGGCTGCGGAGGCTGCGCTGACGGCTCGCGGCGAGGCCAAGCAGCACCTCTTCGGCCCGTCCGTCGAGGCGATCGGCCGGCTCATGGTGGGGATCCGCACGGAGACCGACCCGGACAGCCATGTCGTGAAGGTCCGCTGGGCCGACCCGGCGACACGCTCGGTCGCCCAGGAGGCCGACGCCGCTGTGAAGCTGCACGCGGCCGGGCTGCTCCCGGACGACTTCGTCCTGGCGCGGCTGGGCTACGACGCCGACCAGATCCGCGAGATCCGCAACGCCCGCCGGGCCCAGGCTCTCGAGCGGCTGACCCTCCCGGCGCCGCGTAGCGCTGCTCCGGCGCCTGCTGGGACGCCTGCGTGAGCGAGGTCGCGACCGAGCAGCCGCTGACCCTGACCTACGAGTCGCTGGACGACCTCGGTGAGTACGTCGCCGCGGCCGTCATCGCGGCGTGGCTGCTGCGGCCGGAGATGGACGAGGAGGAGTGGCTGGCGCTGGTCGTCCGCGTGCTCGTCGGCCTCACCATCCAGGCCGAGCAGTGGGGCAGGGTCTTCGGCTCGGTCGCGGTCCCCGTCGACGGCGTCGCGATCGTCCCGCAGGACGACACGCCTCGTCGGCCGGCGCCCGAGGACTTCGAGCAGGTCTCGGACCCGATCCCCGAGGTGACGGCGGAGATCGACGTCGCCGCGCGGTCCGTAGAGCTCGAGCGGCGCCTGGAGAAGACGGTCCGGACGCTGGCCGCCGACATCGAGCGCGTGGAGGCCGACGAGCCGCTGCCTCCGCGCGACGAGGCCCGCCTGGAGCGGATCTTCCGCGACGTCCCGATCGAGGCTGCGCAGCGCGGCTACCAGAACGCCATCGTGCTGCAGGTGTCCGCGGCAGCCGACGAGCGGGTGGCCAGCGACCGTGTGACTGCTGTCGTACCGGCCGATGACTCGCCGCTCGTCCTGCCCGGCTACCGCGAGGTGCCCCGCACGACGTCGTCGGCCGTCCGCGGCTACCGGCGCGGCATCAACCCCGACGCCTGCGAGCTGTGCTTCTGGCTGTGGAAGGAGGGCTACGTCTACCCCATCACGCAGCCCATGCACCGCCACACCGGCTGCAGGTGCATCCCCGTCCCCACGACCGACCCCGTCGGCCGCTGGGCGATGACATCGGCCGAGCAGACCATGCTCGATACGATGTACGAGCGGTACGTCGTCCCCCGCCGGGAGAAGACGCGAGCAGCACGAGCCTCTGGAGGGGCATCATGAGCACCGAGACCATCGAGATCCCGATCGGCCAGCAGGCCGACGGCACCGTCCCCGTCGTCGACCCGCCCGAGGTCGTCGAGCCGCCCGCCGACGCCGACACGTTCCCCCGCGACTACGTCGAGCGTCTGCGCGAGGAGAGCGCCGGCCACCGCGTCGCCGCCAAGGAGGCCCGCGAGGCGCTCGAGCCGCTGCAGCAGCGCCTCTTCACCGCGCTCGTCCAGCAGAGCGGTCGCCTCGCCGACCCGACCGACCTGCCGTTCGACGCCACGCTGCTCGAGGACGAGGGTCGCCTGACGGCTGCGATCGACGCGCTGGTGGCCCGCAAGCCGCACCTGGCCTCGCGCCGCGTGTCCGGCGACGTCGGCCAGGGCGCTGGCACCCCGACGGACTCGTTCTCGCTGGCGGGGCTGCTGTCTCAGGGGGCGTGACGGGCTGTCAGGCCCTGGTGCTACACTGCGCATCAGGGCCTGGCGCCCCACCTCGAACAAGGGCTTGATGCCCGCGTGACCATCCCGCACTGCATCAACGTCCTTGGAGGACAGAACCATGGCTCTCGACAGCCGCACCAACGCCACCGAGCTCACCGCGGAGCAGGTCTCGACCGTCCTGGTCAACCCGCTCGCCGAGCGCTCCATCTTCCTCTCCAGCGGTGTCCGCATCATCGACACCGCGGGCCCGCTGCGTCTGCCGATGGGCGTCGGCTCCGTGACCCCGGCCTGGTACGGCCAGAACGAGCAGATCGTGGAGTCCGACCCGGACTTCGACGAGCTGTCGCTCCTGCCGACGACCATGCAGTCGGTCAAGGTGCTCACGCGCTTCTCCAACGAGCTGGCCCGCCAGAGCGTCATCGCGCTCGACGCCGCGCTCCGGACGCGCCTCGTCAACGACGTCGCGCAGGTCATCGACACCCAGCTGCTCTCGGCGGGTGGCGACGGCATCACCAAGCCGCGCGGTCTGTTCGCCTACACGGGCACGCAGAACGTGGCGGTGGGCGGCGCCCTGACGCTCGACCACCTGATCGACGCCGAGGGCCTGGCGCTCGCGGCCGAGGTCAACCTCGACGCCCTGGTCTGGGTGCTCACGCCGCGCGAGTTCACCGCGCTGCGCCAGATCAAGGACGGGTCGGACCGCTACCAGCTCCAGCCCGACCCGACCCGCGCCGGCGGCTTCACGCTCTTCGGCCACCGGGTCATCGTCACCAACAAGGCGCCGGACACGACCGGGGCGACCCCCACGGGCCGCGCCGCGCTGGTCGACTTCTCGCAGATCGTCGTCGCTCGCGACGTCGCGCCGAGCGTGAAGATCCTCGACCAGACGTTCGGTGACTTCGACCAGCAGGCGATCCGCGTGGTCGCCCGCTACGACGCCGCGCCGTCCAACCCGGCCGCCGTCATCACCCTGACCGGCATCACGGTCTGATCGACCTGGGCGGGGCGGGACTGGCCACGAGCCTCCCGCCCCGCCCGGTTCCACGTCTGGAGGAGGAGCCATGGCTGAGTTCAACGTCCACGCCGAGACGCCGTCCGCGCTCGCGGAGCCCCGTGTCGTCGCTGACGTCGATCCCGTCACGATCTCCTGGTCTCCGGAGCGAGGCTGGCTCTGCTCGGCCACGAACCACCACATCCAGCCTTGCGAGCACACCGAGGGCAAGACCGCCCTCAAGTCGATCCTCTGGGAGCAGTGATGAGCACGCCCTTCCTGAACGAGCACATCGTCGGCTCGCGCACCGGCCAGTTCTCCGGCACCCAGATGATCGAGATCGCGGCCGAGCCCGGCACTGACGTCCAGGGCTACATGGTGGCCGGCTACCGCGGCACGTCCTCGCTGCTGCAGCAGGGCCTGACCCAGACGATCGGCCTCGTCACGCGGGACAACCCGAAGACGCCGATCATCGTGCCGGAGAGCGGCGTCGTGCGTGTCGGGCTCGACTTCTACTTCTCGAGCGCCCCGCAGGCCCTGGCGCTGCTCGAGCGCGACGGCGTCACGATCATCGAGTTCCTGTACTTCGGCACCTACGCCGGTCCGGCGCCGACGGCTGGCCCGGCCGCAGGTGTCGCTCCGACCGTCGTGCCCGGGGCGCCGGCCACCGGCCAGTCCTTCCAGCGCATCGGCACCGGCCTCGTTCCGGCCGACTTCACCTGGACGGTCGCGACGTCGTCCCCGAACGCGGTCAACGCGGGGCAGACCTTCGTCTGGCCGGAGCCCGAGCCGGAGCCCGACCCTGACCCGGAGGAGCCGCCCGTCGACCCGGCGCCGACCCTGCCGGTCGCTGTCGCGCTCGTCGACCGCGTGGTGGCCTTCCTGGGCCAGAACGGCAACGACGGCTTCGCGGCGTCGGCCGTCGAGCACGTCTCCGTCATCACCGAGATGGCCTACGCCTACACGCGCGGCAAGGGCTTCATCAACGGGGAGCCCGCGGGGGCGGTGGCCAGCGCCATCGTGTCCGCGAGCGCCCGGCTGCTGGCCAACCCTGAGCAGCTGGAGTACCAGACCGGCTCGATCGCCATCCGCTCGGCGTTCGACGGCTGGTCCCCGCTCGAGAAGACGCTGCTCGGCACGCTGAGGGGCAGGGCTCGCTGATGGCACGGTCCAACCGCGTCTACGACTGGCTCGCCGACGACACGCCCTGGTGGGCCTTCCCCACGGGGTGGCCCTTCCAGATCGGCACGTCGGCGGTCTACCTGTACGAGAACGGCACCGGCACCGACGGGCTCGACTACCGCGGCACGATCCAGACGCTCAAGGTCGGCACGGCCACGGCGCAGGACCAGTCGCGCGCGGTCCCCTTCTCCGTCCCCGAGAACATCCTCTTCACGGACCCCGACAGGTGGTGGCCGGCGTCGTGGACGTTCCAGGGCCCGACCTGGCGTGCGATCCCGGGCTACACCGGTGCGGCGACGAACACGCTGAACCCGAGCGGCACGAAGATCACGATCGACGCGAGCGGCATGGGCTCGAACGGCGTGGACTACTCCGGCCAGCGGGTCTTCATGGAGGTCGGCCCGATCCTCAACGGGCCGATCGCTGGCTTCCGCTGGATGTACGTCTTCGTCTTCGGCTCGGCCTTCGCTCGCGCCCAGATGTCGGCGTCGAGCTCTGCGGGCGTGCCTGGTCCCGAGGGGCCTCCCGGGCCGCAGGGCGAGCCCGGAGAGCCTGGGCCGCAGGGTGAGCAGGGCATCCCCGGTCCCGCTGGAGAGCAGGGCCCGCCCGGCCCACCTGGAGCAGACGGTGTCGACGGAGCAGACGGGGCACCTGGCCCGGCTGGAGCAGACGGAGCAGATGGGGCCCCCGGTCCCGCCGGACCCCCTGGAGCCGACGGACCTGTCGGGCCTCCTGGTGTGGATGGTCTTCCTGGTGTGGATGGGGCGCCAGGCCCTGCTGGCGAGCCGGGACCGGCTGGTCCTCCTGGTGAGCAGGGCCCGGGTCCGACGGACGAGCAGATCGCCGCAGCCGTCGCCGCCTACCTGGAACTGCACCCGCCAGCCCCAGTGCTCGTCGTCGGAGCCCCCACCGGCGAGGAGGTAGCGTCGTTCCTCGGTGCGTCGCTCGACGGGCGCACGGTCGGTCTCGCGGCCGAGCACGTCCAGGTCATCACAGAGCTGGCCCGCTCGTACTGCCGCGGGAACGGCTTCTACGAGGAGGGCATCGCCAAGCCGATCCGCGAGGTCATCGTGGCCGCGACGGCTAGGCTGGTGGCTCACCCGGAGCAGATTGACGTGCAGGTGGGTAGCGTCCGCCGGCGCGCGGGGTTCAAGGGATGGTCGCTGGCCGAGCAGCGCGTCCTCAACGAGTACCGGAGGACAGCGCGATGATCTACCACGACAGCTGCACCATCGTGGCCGAGAGCCAGGGCCAGAACGGCGACATGATCGAGAAGGCTCGCTGGGAGAACGTCGCCTGCGAGTTCACGCCGATCAACTCCGTGGAGGGCAACGCCTCGGGGCCGATCGTCACGCGCTACCGGTTCTTCACGGGCTTCGACATCGAGAGCAGGCTGGCCCCGGTGGGCGCGTCGAGCGTCGTGCTCGAGTACCGCGGGGAGACCGTGCAGGTGGAGGGCGGCTTCGAGCGGCACACCGTCGTCGGCCGGTTCCACCACTACGAGGCGATCGTCCAGAACCTGTACGGCCAGTTCTGACACAGACCCCCGGCGGCTCCAGACGTCGGGTCGGCAGGGCCCATCACCCGGGGGAGGTGGTGGGCCCTTGCCATGCGTAGTTGGGTGTGCGTAGTATCAAGCCATGCCGCCGACCAAGAAGACACCCACCGAGAAGGGCAGGGCTCAGACCGCCAAGGCGCGAGAGACCTACCGCAACTCGTTCCCCACGGAAGAGGCTCGTCGTGAGCACTTCCGCCGCATCGCCCAGGCTCGCTGGGCACGACGTGACCTGGAGGTCACTCATGAGCAAGATCAAGGCTCTGATGGTGCAGGACCGGCTTGACCGCGACGACATCGCGCTGGACCTCATGCGAGGCCCGATCCGCGACGTCACCATCTCCGCTCGCACGAAGGTCATCTCGGCCGTCGTCGTGAGCACCCCGCTCCTCCTCGCCGCCGCGGCGGTGACCCGATGAGCGCCCAGCCGGAGTACACCTTCGCCGACTGGCAGAAGGAGTGGGACGCGGGCTACAACCCGGGCGCCCCGCTGGCCTCGCTCGGCCACCACGAGACGATCGCCCACCTCAAGCAGCAGGTGCGCCACACGAACCCCTTCCTCCTCCTGCCGGGCTTCACGGCCGACGACCTGCGCGTCACCGAGTTCGCCGAGCCGCTGGAGCCCCGCGAGGCCCGCCGGGCGCACGCCATCCGCAGCACCGCGGAGGCCGAGCACGGCGAGGGTCGCCACGACTTCTACCAGCACCCGTTCTGCCCCGGCTGCACGCACGACGTCGTCGTCGGCACCCAGGTCGCCAGCCTGGTCGACGAGCGCCTGGCCCGCTGGCTCACGATGAACCCCGGCCGCACGCCGCGGGACACCTGGGACGGCGTGCTCCCGACGCTGGACGAGCAGGGCGAGGTGGCCAGCCCGTACCTCACGCTCGCCCAGCTCCAGTCGCTGCCGAAGCCCGACATGCTCGTGCAGGAGATCGTCCCGCAGGGCGCCGTCGGCTACATCACCGGGCGCGACGGCACCTACAAGACGTTCCTCGCGCTCGACCTGTGCCTCACGGTCATCACCGACCAGCAGTGGCTCGGCGGCCGCCAGGTGGACTACGCCGGGTGGGGTCGTGCGCTCTACCTCGCCGGTGAGGGTGTCCACTCGTTCGGCTCCCGGGTGCAGGCCTGGACGGCGGCGCGCGGCGTCACGCTCCAGCCGCACCACAACGACGCGCTCATCGTGCGCAACGGCACCGTCGACCTCTACGGCGGGGCGGCCGAGTTCCAGGCCCTCCTGCAGGTGGTCAGCGAGCGGAAGCCCGACCTCATCGTCATCGACACGCTGGCCCGCTCGTCCGGCGCCGCCGACCACAACAGCGCGGGCGACATGGGCGTCATCACAGCCCGGCTCGGTGCGCTCAAGGCGGCCGGTGACCCGCTGGCCACCATCATCGTCATCGCCCACACGGACAAGAACGACAACGACGCGCGCGGCTCGTCCACCATCGAGGACGACAGCGACTTCGTGCTCCACTGCAAGCGCACCGACGACCTGCGGCTGCGCGTGCGGGTGGCGAAGATGAAGGACGGCCCGTCCGGCCAGGACATCGACCTCGCGCTGCAGCCGCACGGCGACAGCCTCGCGGTCGTGGAGCCCAAGGACGCCACGGTGGCCTGGCTCGGCGACGACATGGGCTTCCGCATCAAGAGCGTGCTCTACCGCGCTCGGTCGGTCGACGCGCCGACGATGCCCGGCCTGCTGGCTCTGCTCAAGGAGGACGGCACCGGGCGCGACGTCGGCCGGTCCACCGCCTACGAGGTGGTCGGCGACCTCGTCCGCGAGGGCATCGTGGAGAAGCACAAGGACGGCGCGAAGGCTGCGACCTACCGGCTCAACGAGGCGCACTACCCGCCCGCCGACGCTGCGATCGACGCGGACCCGCTCGCATGAGCGCCGACGAG